CCGGGAGCCAATAGGTTAATTTGATGCCGCGGCGCCCCTAGCCGGCGGCCCGTGTACGAGTTTCGCGCACTCAGCACACAACCATACAGACCATTTATGTTGCCAATCGTGTTTCCGTTGGTGGTGCTGCCAACACCTGAGGTGGTTGCACCTACCAATAGAAATTTGCCAAATCTGGTATACACAAACCGTCGTTTGAGGGTCTCAATTGAACACACCTCATCCTTGGTCGGCTCATCCAACAACCGGAGCATCACCTTTCCTGCCGTAGTGACAAATCCCCAGTTCTGCGTCGAATCATACCTTGACATGTCCCCTTCAAGGAACACCACGTTGACACCATGCGCTTCGGCGTACGCCAATTGCGCCCCCATCCACGCACCAACCTGCGCGCCCGTAAATCCGGACGCCATGCAAACAGGTGGCACTTGCGCCCCACTAATGTAACCAAAGCTTTCAATCCATGATCGCAACGGATATACTAACTTGGCCTTAATGTGGGCATTCGCTGGTCCAGTTATAGCGTTCGCCTGAACCTTGTTGGCAGGACAAATACCCCTGGGATATTTGTTAGTTGGTTCATCCTTGCCCACCCCGCCTGGTGATATAAGGACAAACTTCTCACTCTTCATGTTGATTTGTGATCCAAAAAGCACTCTGGGATCAGCGCTAGTGCTGTAGGTATCGGTTAGAGTCAAGTGCGCGTCCTCCATGTAGAGCCGCTTCTGCTCGGGGCGCAACTTACCGTACCAATACCACCACCTTTCTGGCCTGGTGGCTTCACTATGGCGCGCATCGAAGTGGCCAAACTTCTTGAGCTCGGCATCAAGCCTCTCTACCAACGCTGCGACCTTCCTATCCTCAGGCAGCCCGACTAAGCACTCTGCCGGGTCAGGATAGTCTATATCATCAACGGGGTGAGCAGCCGCAGCCTTATCCAATTGCATGTAGCCATTGGGCAGGGGCCGTATTTCAGGCTCCTCAACTTGCTGGTAGCGGCTTGTAGCTCTCCATTTGACCTCGATGTCTTGGTAGACAAATTCAACTAGCTGTGAGTTGCGGCGCCAAAGCGTGCACGACGGGCACACAACTCTGTCGGCCGGCAAACACTCACAAATATCGTTTGGGTTGCCGTAATGCCTGGCAATGATCCCGGCGTCATTATATATGCTGCGCCTGGGGACTACCGGTATTGCGGACATCCACCCGATTCCTACTAGTGCGAGCCCGTCCTTGTCAGCAAGAACTAAATTGGACTCGTCTTTTACCTCCTCGCGAAAGTGCTCCTCACCATCAAGTTCTAACTCGCGAAGCCGTCTCTCCTCCAGCTTCTCGGTGTTGAACTTAGGTGTCCTTCCGTTTATGGGTAAATCTTTGCCTACTTGTCGGCCGGAGTGGCTAGGGTCAATCAACAGTTTCAGATCAACCTCTGGCTCTTTCCCCTCCTGACACGACACTGATCCTGGGCGGTAGTCTCGCTTAAAATCGACTCCTCCCATTGAATGCGCGATGGGCCCATTACCGCTGGTACGATCGGTGATGATCGCATCAACGCCACAAGCGTCAGGCTTGTAGCCCCCGGCGGAAGCACTCATCAGCCTAGAGAATGCTTGATCCCACACCTGGGGTTGGGTGACACAGTATGGTGGGTCAGCAAGAGCAAGCGTGTCCATGTTATCATAAACACACGACATGTTCTGCCTCACCTTTTTCTCTGCTCGCGGTTCGCCCCCCGGGGTTTGGTTGGTTGCGGGGCGCTTCGGGCCGCCTGCCAACCTCCCCCCAGTCTCGCAAACCCATCCGCCAAACGCGACAAGTCCGGCAACAAACAGGCCAGCCACCCCACATAAACAACTGCTCAACGCTGATCTCACGCAATCACAAGTGGAGACTGGTCTCAAACTATTGTAACTGGCTATGGCAGCATTAGACAACAACTGTCTTTGCAGGGCAATCGACTGAGTGCTCTGTAAGCGCGGAAATACGACAATTTGGTAGAATGCGGCAGCATCCATCCATGCCGCGAGCCATTCCTCTCGTGTTGGTAAGGGTGGGTCATTAAGCTCATGACCGACTGCCCTGTAAAAACACTTCGAGTACCTGGGATCTCGCTCCATCCTCCTAGCGGCAGCAGCAGCGTTAAGCCGCATTTGCTGTATCCTGGCCGCCGCCTTCGCTTCGTCCGCCTGAATATGAGCGGTAACGCAGTAAAGGCTAACAAAGCCGTGAAATACCTCTGATGGGACCATGATTTTCCCCACCTTAGAGTCGCTAGACATTGAATCTCCATCCACATCTGTCCCTAACAAACGGTTTTGCCACCTGAGCAACAGCGACCGAGCGTTGGCACTACCGGAAAAATTAATTGACTCCGGTAATAATTGCCTACTCGATCGGGTTACTACTAAATATGACAATTCCTCGAACACAAACTTGCGTTCTTCTTCCTCAGGGGGTGGGGGCCCAGACGCCGTACTGGGCATGACTTGTGGTGCTTGAATCGGGGGTGATTCTAACACTGCGGCGGCCTCTTTCACGGGTGCGTCGTGGGCAAAGCGGCAGTTGGCAAACTTGCATGTTTTAGAAGCAACGTATTCTCGACAGGGCTCAGCAGTAGAGGGTCCAGAATGTGCGAACTTGCACCCCTGGCCATACCTGCACTTACCGTCTAACGAGTACTTCTTACATGGTTTGATTCCAACGCCGCCCACATTGATGACGACATCCTTTACTTCGGCCACAGCATCCAATTGTGAATTGGCCACTGGCGTTTTAACCCCTTTCGCAGCAGCAACAACTTCAGCTGCCTTCGGCCGGGGCGCGGCTTGCTTAGCCGGCTTTGGTTTCTTTACCACTGCCTTTGACTCTGGCTGTGGCCCGGGGCTGTCAACCCCTACACTTGCTTGTTTGGCCTGGGCGCCCGGCACCCTAGGGTTGTTCAGTTTGTTGCCCGGTAACGTAGTGGACTTACTACCGGGATTGTTGTCCGGTAACGTCGTAGACTGATTACCGGAACCTGAACTCCCCATGGGACTGGGAACTTTGGCCTTTTTACTTTGTAATTTGCGTGTGTTGGTTACCGCTGCTTTGGCGGCAACCACTGCAGCTTTGGGCTGCTCAACAGCGGCGGTACCCACGGCTTTGGGCGCCTCAGGGGCCACAGCGGTAATAGTATTAACCGCTTGGCAAGCTTCCTGTAATTCAGGAAACTTAGAGTCCATAGTATTGGCCTCTTGGCAAGTTTCCTTAATATCCGCCTTCTCGACGGGAATGTTAGCTGCCCCTGGCGCGGACGAGCTATCAACTGTATCAGCACGTAACAGTAGGGCCCTAATCTCAGCCCTTTCCTCACCCAATGCTTGCAAACGCAATGGGCCGTCTTCGCTAGACCGTCGGCCCCAGTGTTGCGGGCTTTCCGATCCATTACAAGTAGTGGGTTGACTAATCCCACCTTCATTCGAGTTGCTCTTGGAACCAACAAGCTCAACTTCCATGGTTTTTTCCATCCGCATGTCGTCTGACTCGACAACACCCTTAAGCAGACTTCCTGACTCGCTCGCGTTCTTAGACGAGTCAGCAACCGGCATCCACCCCCGGAATGCCCTAACCTTCTTGCGAGGAGGCTCATTCTCACTCGACTTCCTGCCCTTTGACACCAACCTGTCTCCGGGTCTTGCGCCCCCATTGAGGGAAGGGGCCAACCTTGTTAATTTTGATGCGGCCTTGTTGACCCGCGGCCAGCGGACGTGGATTACCACGATTTTTTGAAGCGGTTAACTCCATCCTACTGCTTGGGCTCCTTACGGAAATCTTTAGACCAGGTAGGGGTCCCCCACCCCAGCCATCCGATTATACCCTTACACAGTCCCCCTACGACGGATTTGCGGGAAACCTGTGCCACCAACTCTACATTAAATTGATAAACTGCGTTTCGAGATACTCATGCAACAGCAGCTATTGCGACATCAGCCCAAGCTCGCTATGCCTGGTTTTGTCACTTGCGCAATATGTTGGATTCACGACACAATAACGTGCAATTAGTTCTTTAGGGACCCGACCATGCGTTTCGCGGTCGTTTTTGAGGAAAGTAGTAGACGTCAGCCGCCCAACCACACGGGGTTGAGCGTCTGCTGAATCTTATGGATCCAGAGCTTTAAGCTCGCGAATGTTGGTTTGCCCAGCCGAAGGTTCACGCCTCACATAACTGCCACACACCCGGGTGTATAACAATCTTTTGTAGCGATTTGCGAACCAACGCCCACTCACGACCCCCTTTCTGCGCGGGGTTACACTGTAGTACGTCCTCCAATTACCAAAGGCCCTTTCAAGTCCCAATCACTGTTAGTGCTCGGACTGACATGCAAGGCAATAATCACCTTCAAACCATCGAATCGCCATAGCGTAATTCACATGGAATGTTGGTGGTGCACATGCATGCCGGGAGGGGGGCCGCAGACACGACTAAGTCGCATCTCCACAAGCGGCCACGAACTTTCAC